GGTCATCACTTGCCCTCCTTGACGAGGAGGCCGTAGAGGCCGAACGAGAGCACGGTGGCCCAAGCCTGGCGGGACTCGCGGCGGGCGGTTGCTTCGTCGAGCCGGCGGCTCAACAGGAAGCCGGGATCGGTGGTGGTCATGTTGGCGTTGCTCCTGGGATGGGGGTGGTTCACAAAGAGCATCTTAGGCGTAGGGGGGGGCCTTGTCAACCCCACCCCTATACATGGGCCACCTCCAACACTTTGCGGCCCGGTTGCGATACCCTCCCGAGTGACCGAAGTGCTCCCGTAGCCGAGGTGCCCCAGGTGGCCGGTGCGCTGGCCCCCGCGTGCACAAAGGAGGCCCGTGTGCCGAAGTACACCGTGACCGGAGGCCCAGGCGGCGACGCCGGTGTTGAGATCGGCGGCACGCGCTACGAGCCGGGCGAGGTGGTCGACGCCCCGAGCAAAGAGGTGGACTGGCTCGTCGAGGCCGGCTACCTCTCGACCGCCAGCAAGACGCCCGCCAAGACGAAGGGAACAGGCTGATGCCCACATTCATCCACGGCAAAGATTCGAAGGTATACGTGGACGAATTTGACATGTCGTCCTATTTCAATAACGTGAGCACGACTCAGACGAATGAGACGGGCGAGACGACGACCTACGCCGACACGAACAAGGCGTACATTGTCGGTTTGGCCTCGAGCACGCTGACCCTGGCGGGCCTGTGGTCGCAGGACACCGACGGCTCCGACGAGGAGCTCCAGGCGCTGCTCGGCTCGGCGACCAGCCCCATAGTCACCGTCGCCGAGAAGGCCGGGACCATCGGCAACCGCGCCATCCTGGCGAAGGCCGACGAACTCACCTACGCCGTCACCACCCCGGTCGCCGATGTGGCGAACATCACGGCCGACTTCCAGTGCAACACGGGCGGGACGAGCAACCTGACGTACGCCATGAGCGCCGGCGTCCAGCTGCTCATCGGAGCGAGTTCCAGTTACCTGGACTTCCCGATGACTCTTGCCAGCGTCGACAACGCCGCTTCCTCGGCCAACGGCGGCTTCGGAATCCTGCACGTTCCGACGAACACGCTTGCCGGCGGCACCACCACGTTCAAGATCCAGCACTCGGCCAACGACTCCACCTGGGCCGACCTCATTTCGTTTACGGCCGTCGCCGCCTCGACCGCGACGAGCCAACTCTCCGCAGTGTCCGGCACGGTGAACCGCTACCTGCGGGCCATCGGCACCACGGCGGGGAGCAGCGGTTCCATCACCTCAATGGCGTCTTTCGCCCGGTTCTAGGAGGACCACCCCATGCCCACCTTCGTACACGGTAAGAACACAGACTTTGCGCTGGATGACACCGGAGGAACATCCCGGTCACTCGCCAATACGCTCACCTCGGTTTCGTTTCCGCAGACCATAGAGACGGCTGAGACGACCGCATTCGGCAGCAGCAACAAGAGTTACATCGTCGGTCTCAAGGACACGACCATTTCGGTCAGTGGCCTCTGGGACGCAACGATTGACGGCTACCTCAGCGGCACCGAGCCGGCGAGTCGTACGTTCATCTACGGCCCGGCGGGGTCGACGAGCGGCTACGTCAAGTACACCGGGGAGGCCATCATGACCGGCTACACCCAGGACAACCCGGTGGCAGACGTCGTGACGTACTCCGTCGACCTCCAGGTCACGGGAGCGGTCACCCGCACCACGTACTAGTCTCATGCGCTAGCCAACTGACAACAAGGAGTGACCATCGTGTCCAGAATCGCCGACCAGATCCGCAAAGCCCCCGACCTCCACACCGAGGCGTACGAGGTGGTCGAGTGGGGGGTGAAACTCGAGTTGCGGTCCATGAGCGCCAGGCAGCGCGCCGCCTTCGCCAGCGAGATGCAGGTCGACGACGACGGCAACCCCGGCCTCAACTTCGGGCGCATCGAGCACCTGTGGAGCCATGTCATCCAGGGGGCGTGCTTCGACCCCGACACCGGGGAGGCCGTGTTCTCCGACGATGACCTCGAGTGGCTGATGACCGAGAAGAACGCGGCCGTCGTCGAGGCTCTGGCGACCCGGTGCCTCGAGGTGAGTGGCATGACCTCGGAGGCGGTGGACGAGGCGGGAAAAGACTCCTCGGGTTCGCCGACCGCCGAGGTCGACGAACTCCTGAGCGTCGCTTCTACTTCCGACTAGCGCGTGACCTGGGCATGACCGTCAGCGAACTTCTGGACCGGATGACTTCGGCCGAGATGATGGAGTGGGCCGCGCTGTACCGGATTGAGGCCGACGAGGTGGCCCATGCGAACCAGGTCGCGCAGAACCGAGCGGGGCGGCGGTAATGGCTGAGACCAAAGTCGGCAAGGTAAGCGTCGACCTCGAACTCAAGGTCAAGAAGTGGAACGAGAAACTGGGCAAGGCCCAGCAGAAACTCGGTGCGTTCGGGGAGAAGGCCACCGACGTAGGCAAGAAGATGACCATGAAGCTCACGGCCCCCATCCTCGGGATGGGCATCGGGGCGTTCAAGGCGGCGATGGACTTCGAGACGAGCATGACTCAGATCGAGTCCCTGGTGGGCCGCTCGGCCGAGGAGGTCTCCAGTCTGGGCGAGGAGGTGAAGCGCCTCTCTGGCGAGACGGCCCGCTCGCCGAAGGAACTGGCCGACGCCATGTTCTTCATCACCTCGGCCGGCCTCGACGCCGCCTCAGCCGTGACGGCCCTGGAGTACTCGGCGAAGGCCGCCGCTGCTGGCCTGGGGGACACCGAGGTGGTCGCCGACGCCGTCACGAACGCCATGAACGGCTACAGCCTGAGTGCCGATGGTGCCGCCTACGCCACCGACGTCCTCGTCAAGACGGTGGAGCAGGGTAAGGCCGCAGCCGCCGACCTCGCTCCGCAGTTCGGCCGCCTGGTCCCGGTCGCTGCGGAACTCGGTGTCGAGTTCGACCAGGTGGGTGCGGGCCTCGCCTACCTCACCCGGTCGAGCGGTGACGCCTCCCTGTCGGCCACGCAGCTTACGGGCATCCTGAACACGATCATCAAGCCGAGCCAGCAGGCCAAAGACACCCTCGAGGCCGTCGGGTCCAGCGTCGCCGAGTTCCGAGCCGAGGTGGCCGAGGGCGACCTCCTCAGCGCCCTACGCAGCCTGCGGACCCGGCTCGAGGAGAACGGCCACGAGATGGCCGAGGTGTTCGAGAACTCGCGCGCCCTCACGGGTGCCCTGGCGCTGACCGGAGACGGGGCCGAGGCCGCTGAGCAGGTGTTCAACGAGTTGGCGAACGCCGCAGGAAAGACCGACGAGGCCTTCGAGGTGGCGAGCAAGACAACCAAGTTCAAACTCAACAAGGCGATGACCGAGTTCAAGACGGCGATGGTCAGCCTGGGCGAGAAGATCATCCCGGTCGTCATCCCGCTGATCCAGAGCATCGGCGAGTGGATCGGCAAAGTGTCCGACGCCTTCGACAACCTCTCGCCGGCCATCCAGAAGACGGTCATCATCCTGGCCGGGCTGGTCGCCGCCGGCGGCCCGGCGATCTACTTCGCAGGGAAGATGGCGACCTCGGTTGCGAGCCTGACCGCCGCCTTCGGCAAGGCGATGGGCACGAAGGGCGGGGCCGGGTTCATCTCCATGGTCTCGAAGATGGGGCCGGCGCTGATGTCCCCGGTCGGCCTCGCCACCGCCGCTGTCGCCGTCGTCGTCGGGGTGACGCTGTTCAAGGCGTTCAAGAAGTCCCGCGAGGAGGCGAAGCGGGCGATGGAGCGGCAGGAGAAACTGACCGACCAGTTCCGCGCCCAGGGCGACGAGGCGACCACCCTGGTGGACCGCACGAAGGCGCTCATCGAGGCCCACGAGAAGCTCACCGTCACGACCGAGGGGACGACCGAGGCTGCCTCCGAGTTCATGGGCGACGCCGTGCTGATGAGTGAATTGCTCAAGGGCGGCGTTGCCCGAGCGTTCAACTCCCTGTCAATCGAGGCGGGTGTCCTCGAGGCAGCCCTCGCCACCGGCTCGGACCAGTTCGAGGAGTTCGAGAAGCAGGCGAAGTACGCCGGCAGCACCAGCGACGAGGACCTGGTGAGGGGGCTGCGGAACGCCGACGCCGCCATAGTCGATGTCACCAGCGCCCTGGCCGACCAGTTCGAGCAGGGCGTCATCAGCCGGGACGAACTCAAGAACATGCTCGGCGGCCTCGACGAGACGGCCGACGCCTTCGACGACCACCGCAAAGAGGTCGAGAAGACCCACAAGGAGTACCTCCTGTCGACCGAGGCGCTCGACGAGTTCGCCAGCGTGCTCGGCATGGAGGCGACCGTCGCCGTCATCGAGGCGGCGAAGGAGAACAAGGACTACACCGGCGGCCTCGAGACGCTGAATGCGATGGTTGCCGAGGGGGTCGCCGAGCAGGACGCCCTGGTGGGCGGCTTCGAGGCGGCCGACGCGGCGCTCCTTACCTGGGCGGCCGATGTCGGCGCTGAGGCCCTGCCGGCGGTCGTCGACCTGTCTGCCAACGTCGCCGCACTAATCGCCAACATCGAAGCCGGGATCGACCCCCTGAACCGCACCGCCTACGAACTGGAGCAGATGACGGTCGCCAGCCAGGACGCTGACGCCGCGATGCTGTCGTGGGCAGAGAGCAACAGCCCGGAGGCTCTGAACCGGGCGTTCTGGGCCGCGGAGGCGGCGAGGGAGGCCGCCCACGGACTCGAGGTGGAGTACCAGGCGCTCCTCGAAACCGAGCAGCAGCGCAAGCGCAACTCCTCAGAACTTTACACAGAGGTGAAGGCGGCCGCCGACGAGCAGGAGCGCCTCGAGATGGTCGCCCGGAAGGCCGGCGCTGCCGCCGAGTACGAGGCTCGGGAGATCGAGCGCCTCCGCGACCAGTTCAATGCGATGGTCAGCGACATCCGCGGGGTGGTCGACCAGCAGTTCGCCCTGGGCCAGTCGTTCGACGACATCGCCGACGCTGAGCAGCGGCTCATCGACTTTACGACCGCCCTGGCTGAGGAGGGCGTGGCGCTCGGCGGGGTGTTCAGCAAGCAGACCGAGGAGGGTCGCAGCGCCCGCGACATGGTGCAGAACTACACCCGCGAGATCGCCGACACGATTGCGCTGCTGCGCGACACGGGCGCACCGCTCGAC